AAGATTTAGTCCATTGATATCAGTAATGTTCTGTGTAGTGCTGATACTAGATACTTTTAAGTAGCCTTGACCTGCAATGTTTCTTTTTGGAGTATAGCTAACAAGATTGGCAAGCTTAATAACACTGTCTCTGCGTTCGGCAGTATCAATAAAGTTTTCACGAGCATTCAAGTCGCCGCGGAATGCAAGACCCTGACCCATGAATGCAATAACATCAAGCAGCGCAATGAATTCGCTTGATTCAGTGTAGTCATTGAAAGTTTCAGGATAATATACACGAAGGTAATCGATGAAACTCTTGCGTAGAGTTTCATAATCATAACTTCTAAAGTCGGCTTCACGGAACGTCTGGTATATAGTTTTCCAGTCGTTGAGACCAAACAATGCAGATTGTCTTGAACTTGTTGCCATAGATTAATACTCTTTTCATGTATTTATCATTAGGAAAAGAGCAGGTTTTGTTAAATGAATGTAGCTGTATTAGTTGCGCTATTAAAAAATACGCTGATCAGTTCTGGTTGATTGAATGGGTTAATTGCAAGCTCAACTTCTAATAAGATACCATTTTCTTTAGGAAATGCTTTAACTGAATTAAGAATGATTCTAGGGTCTTGCGCTGCAACTCTAAAGATTTCATTTTCTAACTGGAATTGCACATCTGAAGTGTTTGGTTCAAATATGAAGCTCCAAACTTTAGTTCCGAAGCCCGGCTGTCCTACTTTACTACCTAAAGGAATATTAAGAGCATTTAAGAAATCTTGTGTCACTAACTGGGTATCAGTTAATCTATATTTCTTTCCCCAAACAATAGGTTGACGAATGCCGCCCACGCCGTTATCGATTCCACCTACTGCATTAGTAGTTCTTGGCTTACAAGCGTCTTTAGTACTAAACCCTACATACTGTGCCATTAGTTATTCCTTATCCATTTCCTGAAGGGCCTATAATACCCGCAATTGTATTATTCAACTCTGCTTTACTTGTATTTATTTTTGTTTGTATACCTTCAATTGCAGTTGCACCAGAGCCAGTAACTGAAGATAACGCTGTTTTAGCAGTAGCCGTTATTTGTGTAGCACTAGAGGTCACTGTATTCACTGAATTAGTAACTGTCTTGATAGTTGAATTCACTGAGGAAACAGTAGATGATACAGATGTCGCTGCTTTAGTTAAGGAAGTCAGTGAACCACCGAGTGAAGACGCTCCTCTAGATATTCCTGATACTGCACCAGTCAATGAACCTGTTAACTCAGATAGGCCAGATGTTAGACTTGATGCTGCATTAGCGATTCCACTAGCAGTCTCTCCGGCACCGGCAAGAAGGTCACCGGCAACATTATTAATATTATCTAAATTAATGATGTCATCTAAAAGTTTAGCGTATTCAGGATCAGTTGTTGCCTTATCAAATTCAGCAAGTGCTTTTTCAATTGCAGGATCTCCTGCAGGGAGATTTAGTTCTGCTTCATTATATGCTTTTGATTTTTCAAAAATCTTTTTATCAAATTCAGCAAGTTTATCTTGAAGCTGCTGATATTTTTTACCAACATCAAGTAGTTTCTGTGCTTGATCCTTAACATCCTGAGTAATTTCACCCAGTAGATTTGGTGTCGGGATTTTGGGATTGCCAAGAACAGATTTAATTTGCGAAGTGATTGAGCCTCTATCGGTAGTATTAAATCCTACAGCAGGAAGCTTGATGGCAGCAGCACCGCCGGCACTAAGTGCTGACACCGATGATGCTAGTTCTGCTGCTGCCCCGGCTGGCAAGCCCTTAGATACAAGTGCAGTTAGATTATCTAATTGCCCTCCGATATCATTTGCAAGTTTTTCCGCACTTTGTAGTCCGCTCATTACTGATGTCTGTGCATCCTTAATAAGCCCAGTAAGACTGCCTGCACCCGGAATGCTGTTTACTGCCCCGGTTGCTTTGTCGAGTACCGAGGATACCGACTTAATGCCACCTGCTAAATTACTAATACCAGATGCTACTTGAGATGACACTGCGGCAGACGCACCTTTAGCAACAGTTGATGCGGCAGTAGATAATGCAGCCGTGCCGCCTGCTGCTAGAGCTGGACCCGCGCCAGCAAGACTACTTACATTATCAATTGCCCCAGTAATCTTATTAGCAGTGCTAGTAATAGATGTTGCGGCAGTAGATACGGAGTTTAGGGTATTAGCAAATGATCCAACTGATCCACTAATTTTATTAGTTAATTGTCCAAGTGAACCGTTAACTGCTGAGACGGCTCCACTGACGCCAGCAACAGTATTTTGCATTGAACTTGTAATCGAACTTAACGAAGATGTAGTTGACTTGATTGAACCGGTTAATGACGATACTGCGCCTAATGCACCGGATACAGATGCGGTCGCAGTGTTTACAGTGTTGGATATACTTTTCGCATTATCAGCTAGAGTACTTAATGAGCCTCCGACATTTTTAAGAGCGGCTGATGCACCACTTAATGCGCCGGTTACGCCGCCTATTGCATTAGTTAGCTGACCGGCTGCCTTACCAACACTTGATAGCCCCTCAGTGAGACCCTTAGAAGCCGAAGTCAATGTTGCGCTAAGCTGCGAAAGTTGTCCTGCCTCAGCTTGTGCTTTAGCTGCTGCTTCTTTAGCAATCGCAGTAAGATTCTGCGGTACACCGGGCTTGAATGCCTTGAATGAATCCTTAATTGAGTTGAACGCATTAGTAGCAATGCCTTTTGCTGCGTCTTGAATTCCAGTAAGACCAGCAGGTCCGCCTGCATTCTTCATGGCGTTCAACGCACTTGAGAGTCCTCCCAATCCACCTAACTTATCAGCGAGTCCTGCTGCTGCTGTTCCAGCACCGATTGCCTTAAGTGCATTTGTTGCGCCGCCTACAGCACCTGCTATCTTGTTAGCAGTATTGATAGCTCCAGACACTTGATTCAATGCACCAGATACTTGATTCAATGCTTGACCTGCGGCTGAACCCACTAGTCCACTGACTGCGCCTGATACGCTGGTTAGTGTGCTGCTTGCTTTTCCTGCAACTTGAGAGATTGCAGCAATAGTTTCTTTTGGTCCTACTGTAGCTGCGGCAGTGACTAATCCGGTTGTAGTACCCGAAGATTCATTTCCGGTTAGTACACCACTGTTAGTGAGAAGTGTTTGTGCTTTCTGCATTGTAGTCGCCATTCCTTGCGCTTGTGCAGAAGTATTTTTTACGAATGATGTAAGATTCTCAGCACCCGGGATAGCAGTGAACAATGATGATGGCAATGCCTTATCAATGATAGATGTCGCAGCGTTTAGTCCAGTTGCAGTCACCTTAATGATGTCATTTGCTTGCGTAGCGATACCATTAATCAACGTAGATGCACCTGGCTTGAGTACTCCAGCTTGCTCCATTTGCTTTGGCGTCATTGCAAATGAACCTACAGCTACCGTTGCAGATTCGGAAGACGATGTTTTAGTTGTTGTTGTTACTCCGTTAGCTGTGGTAGTAGTGGTTGATGAAGAAGATGTTACTGAAGTAGTCACCCCGGATGCTGAAACAACCGCAGCACCTTGGGTAGTTGCTGCCGCAGCAGGTCCTTGTGCAGCCGTAGTAGCAACACTTGCAATTGCAGCATTCGTTGGTCCAGGCCCCATTGCTTTCGAAACTGATGGAGTAGTAGCTGGCACTGATGCTGCTGTCGCAATAGCTGGTGGAGAAGCGTTAGTTGCTGCTGCCGTAGTTGTTTGTTCTACCGCCGCAGAAGGTGCTGCCGGAAGTGAATCACTTGCGTTAAGAGTAGTCTTGACATCAACCCCTTGACCTGCGTTTGACCATGGTGCGTGTGCCGGAGCACGAGACGCAATAGTTAATAGTTTTGCTGGCGCTGCAATGAAACCTTTTTCTTCATCAAACAATGTATCAGTCTGTGCAACAATAGGAATTACAGGAACATCCTGTGGAGTAGTGCCTGGACCACCTGAGTTAAGATTTACTTTGCTACCGTTGACATATGCAATCCCGCCAGCAACCAACGAAGCTTCGCCGCCTGCTTGAAGCGCAACCGCACCGCCGGCTTTTCCTAAGAAATTCCCAATAGAAAATGCTTGAATATCTTTACCGGATCGAATCTTAGTATCTTCTTCTGAGTTAGTTTGAATGTTTTTACCCTGAAGATTTAGATTCTCCATAGCGTGAATGTTAATGTTTTGGTCAGCGTGAAGATTTAAATCTCCCTGTGTTCTAATGTTAACTGAGTTAGTAGAGTACATATCAATTGTACCCTCTTTACCCAACTCAATATATGATTGTCCATTTGAGTGAAGAATCATCAATGTTTGACCATCATCGCTCATTAAGATTTGATGACCTAATGCTGTACGAATACGAATTAACTGGTCACGCCCGATAACGTCACCGTCATCCATAACGAAACTGTGTCCACCTCTACGAGCAATGATTTTTAATTGGTCCGGCTTAGCGTCTTTTAGATTCTTTGCAAGACTAGCATCATCATAGCCGCCCTCGTAGATAGGTCTACCGGGAGTAGATACGCCCCAGCCCACTCGGCTAGCTGGTTCACGACTTGCACTTGAACTGATAGGGCCACGAATAGGATCACGAATAATTCCCTGTTGGCTCATGATACTTGCTGTGTAGCTATGAACTGGTCTTGCTGTGTCTAGATATTTGTTACTATCTGCTACACTTTTATCATTAGTATTGATGTTCGTGACAGGCAATCTAGTTGCGCCGCCGTAGCTATTTGCTTCACCTGCGTTAGTAACGATGTTGTCACTTGAACCAATTGCCGGCACCATCTGTAGTGCATCCGCTTCTGGAATACAGCCAATATAGAAACCATAGTTAGGGTCACCATTGACAAATATACAAAGTACTTTTGTTCCGATATCGGGAGGGGCATGCCATTCACCGTAACTGCTTGGATTTGCAGTATAGTCACCTAGACCAGTTTGACCTGCTGTGGGTTTAACCATACCAAAGAAATTACTAAGATAGCTTACGGTGACCCAACCGCCAGAATCATCTGAGTTAGTAGGAATACTTTTATCAGATAACAATACTTTAATTCGACCGGAGCGAGTAGGATCAATATTGTCCTTAACAATACCAATTACCGGGGCTGTCTTATTCCCGCCGGTACCGCCGCCTTTTGTGTCTGCTTTACTTTGTGTTTTAATTGTATCTGTTGGCATATCTAGCTCTCATGAATATTAAATTGTTCCTATGAACGGTGGAGGGGTAATTGGGGATGTCAGTAAAGTTGTTCTAATTCCACTAGTGTTAGCGAAAATATTAGTAGTTTCTCTACCTGCATCAGTAAGTGAGGCATTAAGAAATCTATTAGTAGTTATCGGTCCAGTTGCGTCATCATCCACCACTATTCCTAAATTAGTTGGAACACCGCGAGTTGCAGTCACTACAATAATGTCTGATGCAGGTAGTGCAGTACTAGCAGAAATAATTGATTTATTAGTAGACAATTTTGTTGAAGGGTCAGTTTTTAATCCAGAATCAGCATTCGTTGCATTACTTGCAGAAGTAGAATTTCCGGTCGCAGTTTTTGTTCCTGCGGCAGGGGCTGTTCCAGCAGGCTGAGTACTATTGTTTGCTGCCGGCTCTCTGCCTTCTCCTTGAGTAGGCTTAGCTGATTCGGCAAAAGTATTAATTCTACAATCTAGTGTTTGCTTGAATGAGCCGCCGGAAAATTGACTAGTCACTTTTAGTACTTGATAGCTAATACCCTTAACTAATTCTGCAACGTCTTTCGGATAGTCCCAAAATAGAATACTTTCGTTGATAGATAATGTGCCTGGCGCGCCGGTTATTCCGCCTGTTGATGGATCCGGTGCAGTGCTACTTACAGCATCGGAGCTATAATCCACCGCTTCTTTAAAATCTATTTCAACAAATACTTGACCGCCATTTGGGTTAATAGTAAATCCATCAGCACCATAAAACTTTTTGTATAGTTGTTCTTCAGAATAACCCGAGTCTGTCATAATAAAATCTGGATCGCCGAGTATTTGTATTTTAGCTTCCGCCTGACTTGCCGGATCAAATAACGAAGTAATATAGCTATTCTGTGCAGCTTTACCTGCGCCGCCGACCTTACCCTCTGTAGATTGCTCTGATGCTTTACCCGGAGTAACTGGAGTGTCTGCAGGCGTACCTTTTTGCCCATTGCCGGATTCGCCAGTAGAAGTACCATCAGTGGAAGGGTTCTCAGTATCAGAGGTTGAGTTCCCGTCTTGCGGTGCTACTGCTACAGTGAAATATGCATTGTTTAATTCTTGAACATAAGAAATGACTTCGCTGTTTTGTCCGGTATACCAGTAGTTGTATCGTTTGTGTGGTCCATAATATTTTGAAGTGACATTGGCGTATGCACTATCAATGATTGGAGTTTCATATACCTGTATAATATAGGTAATATCATATACCCAATCGTTTGTGTCTGTATTCCATCTTGCATTTTCTAGTTGAGAACTGCAATTGTACCATTTCAAAACTTTTTTAGTGGATTGGTCTATTTGATTCATTTTACTCTTGTCTTTAGGAGGCTCTAATGAAGTCGTGTAGACTGTTTTTAATCCTTGTTCTAAAAATTGACTTTGCGTAATGATTGTACTGATTGCCGCTGGAATAGGGGTTGGATTAGGTGATCCTGATATAGTTATAGTTGTTTTTGTATTGTCAGGGGTTTGACTTTTAGTTGCAGTTTTGTCATTTGTATCTGCTGTTTTTTTGGCGCCAGACCCGGCCCACTTAAATTTATCTAAGTCAGCAGGAGAAACAATCTTAGACTTGCCGATTACAGTTGCGGCTTCACCTAAGAATTTTACCTTGTATGTATTGTACAATTCCGGATTCTTTTTGCTACCCTTGTGCAAGTCTTTTTGACGCTTATTTAATTCATCCATTAATTTATTGATTGCAGTTTCTACGTCACTTGCTTCGATATTGATGTTAGTATCAACTTGACCGCGTTTAATACCAAACGCTTCTGCCGGCGCCAGCGAAGCCGCAGAAATATTATACGTTACTGCTTTACCATCAATTTTAAACTTCATATCAGTAAGAATAATATCATAGTATCTTTGGAATACTGCGCCATTGCCAGGCGCAGTTGGGTCTAGAGTATTGCTGTCAAACATCTCTGTTCCCTTCATCAAGTTACCTACATCATCATATCCGTAAAAACGAATACCTAAAATAAAGAATTGTTTTGTGGGGTTTTTTGGAAGGTAGATGCTTTTACCATTTTTTGCTAATCCAGCTTCTAACGCTTGTTGAGCTTTTCTTAAGTTACTGACAAAAGAAAAACCATATGGTTCGGTAATAGTGAACTTAATTGATGTGGTATTAGTATCGCCTTCGCCTGCTTTACCGCTAGTGATGGTATCAAAAGACAAATTATCAATTGAGTAATCGAATCCAAAGCCTGGCGCACGTAACTCGTCTTGATTATTAATGCCGCCGGATTGTGCAATCAAATATGCGCCGCCATTATCTTCCCCAGCTAGCTGACTAAATGCGTTAATGTCTTTTCTGCCGGACTGGATAAATGCATCGTAAGCATCTGGAGTAATCATATACAGGCTTAGCTGATAGTTATAGCTAGAAAAATATCCTAGTGGATTCTTGAGTCGTTTGCCGGGTGGCTGTGTTTTACTTGCCTGTGTTCTTAGCGCAGGTCCAGTAGACTGAGCCTCAGGAGAAGAGTTGTTTGGTTGAGTAGGGCTATTTGGTGCCGGTGTATTAGTTCCAGTAGCACTACCTGCAGGGGTCGAGGATGGAGCACCAGTTGACCCGGCCGGATTAGCTTGTTTAGCACCACTGTCATCACTTGCTGCGCCAGTTAAGGGAGCTTTAGTGGCTGTACCTGTCGATGTTGTTGGTGCTGCGTTTGATGTCACTACCGCAGCATTTGCTGTCGGAGACGGCGGGGGAGGGGGCGCTGGAGGTGGTGACGGGGGAGGAGAGGGAGGCGGAGTTCCTCGTGCTTTCGTTAGTGTGTCTGCGCCGCTTATTTGTAATGATCTTATTACCGCATCCAAACCTGCCAGCTTAGCCTTGTTTCCTTCAATTAGATTAAGTATACCACTCATTCTCTTTTGGGCATCTGCCTTCTGTTCAGGAGTAGACTGTGGATTATCAAAAATTGCCTTTTGTGTAGCGTATAGCTTATTATCGCTGGCTATATCTTGCTGAGTGCGGGCAATTTCTGCATTAACGCCCTTAACCGATTCCCCGATTGCTTCTGATGAACTGATAAAGCTTGGTACCCCGTTGCCATCGATGAAATCTAAATCTCCTCTGGGGCCCAAAACCTTGATTGATGCTGTACCATTGCCTATATCACCCGTATATATAATTTTAAATCCGTTTATGATATTAGTTGTTATGGTTGACATTTTATAGACCCAATGCGGTATTCAACGCTGTTTGAGTAGGTACATAAATTCCAACCCCTGCTTTAAAATCAAAGTAAGGATCAGGTCCTAATCTATTAGGATTTCGTGCAGCAAATACCCACCATAGTTTAGGGTCGTTGTACAAGTCGAATGCTAGAAGGTCAGGACGATACTGATAAGTTTCAGGCAGCACCATATACACATCACTAGGATTTTGTGGTATAGGACGAGATACCATTACATCTAAAAACTTATTTTCTACTACATTAGTATTAAGGTATGGACTAGATGGTCCGTATAAACTTTGATTTGACATTACCACATACCTCCGCCTGGAACTCTAGTGCCATTGAGTAATACACCGGATGCATAATCACGTAGGCTAAATCTATTCGATACTGCATTTCTGCTCATTATCGGTACACAATTGATAGTCATCTGAATTCTAGTAGGGACCCACGTAACTGTATCGTTTCCGGGACTAGTGCTAAAATTAGGTCCAGGACCTTTCCCGCCTTTCCCTACACCGGTACCGGCTAACCTAGTGTCACTAGCAGTATATTTTGATGGTCTCGGAGTACCTGCTGGACTTGCGCTTGTTGTCTTAATGTAGTCTACGTCATCCGGTAGAGTGTAAGAAAATCCTTGGATTGCTAAAGGATGTGCTGCGAACTGATATCCACCCATACCAAACATGTAGCATAGGGGAGGTGGAGTTCCGTTTTTAGGATTATCATCTTGTCCATAAAACATCTTAGTCATAGAACGGAAGAAGTGAATTACTGCAAGTAAGTAATTTGCTTCATAATCATCTTGTGCAGTAAAAGCACAAGAAAGTGAAACCGAATCTACACCACTTCCGGAGTATTGAAATATTTTATAGTTACTATGTACTAGGTTAGTTTGTTCATAACTAGCTGCGTAGTTTACAGAAATAGAAGGGGTGTACGGGAAGATTACCCCATCGGTCTCTAAGAGTGGCTTTAAAATACCAGGGTCTGGTTTTGCGTTGTACAAGTATTCACTGTCGGGTGCCAATGATAGGCGAACGCGCCAATCTTCTTTAGCAGCAAAGTTTGCTTGGTCTTGTGCAGTTGCTTCACCCTGTGCTTCAAGGAGTGCTGCTTCGACACTAGCCTGTCCTTCGGCGCCAAGCGCGGCGAGTTCCGCCTCATTAATTGCTGGGACAGCTAGTGGCTCATCTGTGATAGTTAGTGAAGGGTCACCATTTGTAACTGCGATGGGTTCAGCACGTCCTGATATTGGATCTACGTCAGCAGTAATAGCAATAGGGTCTGGCTTAGTTTTAAGTATAGAAGTAGGAGTAGTGGTGGTGGTAGTAGTTGCAACTGCCGCGTTACCGGGGTTATTTGATCCTGGAACACTGGTAGCGGAAACTGTTGTGGTGTTCACTGGAGTTGTACCGGCTTTTTGTGCGGCTAGTTGAGTGTTGGCTTCGTTAATTTGTGTTTTAAGTTGTGCTTCTTGATCGACCAAGATTCTAAATTGTGCATCCGCTGGTGTAAACCTCGCTAATGCTTGTTCATATCGAGCGGTGAACGAACTGATTATACCAGGATAACCCGCAGTTTCTTTATCATAAATGGCTTCTTGCCTTCTAAATTCAGCCAACGCTTTTTCCCAAGCAGCCTTCTTTGCGGGGTTAGTGGGGTCTTTTTCATATGCTTCTTGTAACGGAAGTATTTCTACATATACAGGATTAGGTCTAAATTTTACTAGTGCTTCTTGATAGAATCTTTTCTGATTGGCTAATGCGATTTTTATGTCATCTAAGTTTTTTTTGGCAAAGCGGGCTTCAGAGCCAACAGTATTAATTTGTCTTTGGTTTTCGGCAAAGGCGGCTTGAGCGGTACTTAATACCGAATTCCAATCTTTGGTTACGTTGTTTACAGTAGCCATACTTTCCCTCTGATAAATAGCAATAGTATTTATCGCAGCAAAAAACCGCTAAATTTACCCTAAACTGTTGCATTTATGCAACGGTATGCGTATAATGTAATCTAAGAATAGGAACTCACATTAATGTTACCTGCAGTAAAAAAGCCAAAAAAAGTTAACTACCTAAACAACAAAGACATTCTAAAAGAAATTCACTCAAGTAAAAATTCATATTGCTCTTTCGTAGACCCGGAGTATCATCGTTATGACTTGATTATTGACAAGCCGGACAGCGATATCACCACTTCCTTGACGTATGCCGGTAAGCCAGCTCAAATCAAAGCTGCTAAAGAAGTTAGAGCCGCAAGATTGTCAGTAGAGGCTGGGGAAAAGATTGACCCAAAGACTATAGCGACTACAGATTTAATTTTCAGAGTCATGACTTGGGATCACGTTCCGGTAGCACAGAAGCAACCTAGAAAAACAGTAAAGAAGAAGACCGCTAAGGACATCTTCGTGTTTGTTGATGATGAAGACGGTGATGATTTTTCAGATTTAGAAGACAAGGCACTCAAAGCAGAAGTCGAAGACATGGTTCATGTCAAAGTAAACTTTCCGCCATTCCAACACTACAAACTAGATGACACCGGCTCTTGGGTTTGTGTTGGTAAGAGTCACTGGGAAGGTGGTATGGAGAATGGATTCTTCAATAAGGATCATGGCAATCTCACTAACAAGTTAGCACGTATGTACATGATGCTATGTGAGAAGTATGCAATGAAGTTTAACTGGCGCGGATATACCTACAATGATGAAATGAAGGCTAGTGCAATCTTACAGCTAACTTACGTAGGGCTAAGATTCAACGAAGCAAAAAGTGCCAACCCATTCGCTTACTACACCGCTGCTATCACTAATAGCTTCTGCCGTGTATTGAATACTGAGAAGCGCAATCAAAACATCCGCGACGATATTTTAGAAATGAATGGTCTAAACCCAAGCTTTAGTCGCCAAATGAGCGGCAAACCGATAGGTCAAGGGCTTAAGCAATAAGGTAACCAGTTTCGTTGCTTTTCTTTAACAAAGGCGCTATATTGATACAATGAACAATCTATTCAAGAAGGCTGCCGTCTTCACCGATATTCACTTTGGCTTAAAATCAAACAGCTTGCAACACAATCAAGACTGTTTGGATTTTGTCGATTGGTTTATCTTAAAGGCAAAAGAAGAAGGCTGTGAAACTTGCTTGTTCTTAGGTGATTGGAATCACCATAGAGCAAGTATTAACATTCACACACTACAGTACGGCTTACGTGCGTTAGAAAAGATGAACAATGCTTTCGAGAAGGTATACTTCATCCCCGGCAATCACGATCTTTATTATCGTGACCGGCGTGATGTTCACAGTGTTGAATGGGCTAATCATTTACCTAATGTGGTAATCGTTAACGATTGGTTTAACGAAGGAAATGTAGTCATTGCACCATGGCTTGTCGGCGATGACTACAAGAAGTTGGCGAAGATGAAGGGTAAGTATTTGTTTGCTCACCTCGAACTTCCCAACTTCTACATGAATGCAATGGTTCAGATGCCCGATCACGGCGAACTCAATGACAATGACGTTACTGGATTCGAAAAGGTATTCAGCGGTCACTTCCACAAGAGACAAGCTAGAGGCAACATCTGGTACATCGGTAATGCTTTCCCGCACAACTACGCAGATGCAGGTGATGACGCTCGTGGTATGATGATTCTCGAATGGGATGAAGAACCTGAGTTTCATGCATGGCCTAATCAGCCCAAATTCAGAGTATACAAGCTCAGCGATATACTTGATAACCCAGAGGGCTTGCTACTTCCTAAGTCTTATGTTAGAGTGCATCTTGATATTGATATTTCGTATGAAGAAGCAAACTTCATTCGTGAAACAATGATACCAAAACATGAGCTAAGAGAAATGACACTTATTCCGATGAAACTAGAAGGGGTTGGCCAAGACATGGCTCCCGGCGAACTAAAGTTTGAAAGTGTTGACCAAATCGTCATCGACCAAATCACTTCAATTGAAAGTGATTTCTATGATAACAAAATGTTGTTAGAGATTTACCGTAACCTATGAGTATTGTATTAAAGAATATCACACTACGCAACTTTCTTAGTATTGGCGCAGTAACACAAGCAGTTAACTTTGACAGCAAAGAACTAACACTCATTCTAGGTGAAAACTTAGACTTAGGTGGTGATGGTGCTAGAAATGGCACCGGTAAGACAACTCTTATTCAGGGTCTTACCTATGTGCTGTACGGGAATCCTATCAATCAGATTCGCAAGGACAACCTAATCAATCGCACGAACGGCAAGGGTATGATGGTTACTCTTGAATATAGTTCGGGTGGAGTTGAGTATAAGATTGAGCGTGGTCGCAGACCAAATGTTCTCAAGTTCTATATCAACGGCGAAGAACAGAAAGACGATACAGCAGATAGTGCCCAAGGGGAGAACAAAGATACGCAAAGAGAAGTTGAGCGTACTCTGGGTATGACTGCGGACATGTTCAAGCACATTGTTGCATTGAACACCTATTCTGCTCCTTTCTTGTCGTTGCCTAGCGGTGACCAGCGCAAAATCATTGAACAGTTGCTTGGTATCACTTTGCTTAGTGAGAAAGCTGACCTAATCAAAGAAAAGATTCGCATTAACAAAGACTCTATCCAGCAGGAAGAGTTTAAAGTTAAAGCAATTGAAGAAGCTAACAAGCGTGTTCAAGAACAGATTGATAGTTTAAAGCGCCGTCAAGTTCTTTGGCAGAAGCAGCATGACGAAGCACTTAACAAGCTTATTGCCGACTACGATGAACTTAGCAAGATTGATATTGAAGTTGAACTAAAAGCCCATAAAGACTTATCAATCTACAATGACCTAAAGAAGAAACAAGAACAGTATGAAGCTATTCTTGCCCGTCAGATTTCTTGGAAGCAGAAGCGTGACAGTGATGTTGCGGCATTCCAGTCTCAGTACGACACATTAAGTCATGTTGACATTACATCTGAATTGCAATCACACTATGATATTAAGGTCTATGAGGCTAACAAGCTAGAACTTGCAAACATAAACAAGACTATCATAACTCTTGAATCTTCGTTGAAGAAGGATCAAGCACTTGTTACTAAGCTTCAGGAAGAAATCAAGACGCTTGAAGAAAACAAGTGCTATGCTTGTGGTCAAGACTTCCATGACGAAAATCATTCCTCAGTAATTAGCAACAAGCGTGACTTGTTAACTATTTCTGAGGGTGAGCTTGCCCAAACCCAAAACGATTTAGAAAAAAATAAAAATTCTATTTTCGTTTTGGGCGAGAAGCCAACTACGCACTACAAGACTGAGGCAGAAGCAATCAAGCATAGTTCTGAACTTGAAAGATTGCAGCAACAGATTGAAGCGAAGAAGAACGAAGACGATCCTTATGCTGACCAGTTAGTTGACGGAGGTGTACTGCTCCCAATAATGCCAGTGACAATCTATGACACTGAGGCAGAAGCAGTTGAGCATAAGACTATTGTTGCTAATCTTGAGAAGTCAATTGCTACTAAGGCAGAAGAAACTGATCCATACGGTGAACAAATTATTGATATGGAAAAGCAGGCTCTACAAGAAATCAGCTTTGATAAGATTAACGAACTGACTAAACTAGGTGAGCATTACAAGTTCCTACAAGACTTGCTCACAAGTAAAGACTCATTTGTTCGTAAGAAGATCATCGATCAGAACTTAAGTTATCTGAATAGTAGGTTGACGAACTATCTCGACAAGATTGGTTTGCCGCACACTGTAGTATTCAAGAATGACTTGTCGGTTGAAATTACTGAACTTGGTCGTGAGTTAGACTTTGATAACTTATCACGAGGTGAGCGGAACCGGCTAATACTTGGTCTTTCATTTGCGTTTAGAGACGTTTGGGAAAACCTGTACTATCCTATCAACACTATCTTCATCGATGAGTTGATTGATAGTGGTATGGATACAGTCGGAGTTGAGAACAGCATGGCTATTCTCAAAGACATGTCACGTAGACGTAACAAATCTATTTGGCTTGTATCTCACCGAGAAGAACTAGCTGGTCGAGTCCCACAAGTGTTGAAGGTTGTGAAAGAAAATGGGTTCACAAGTTACAATACAACGACAGATATCGAATAAAAAAAATTACAGACACCGCACAGAAAGATAAGTTATAGTATGCCCTCACCCAGTAAGAACAAAGGATCAAGCTTCGAAAGAGAAGTCGCAAAATTCATGAGCGACCTATACGGAGAGAGCTTCATTCGTGCTCCTGGCTCAGGCGCATACATTGGTGGCAAGAATCAATCTCGCACACAGGTTCTGCACGAGGGACAAATTCGCTCGTTCAAGGGAGATATTGTTCCCGGTCAAAGCTTTCCAAAGTTTAATGCAGAATGTAAGAGTTATGCAGACTTTCCATTTCATCAACTATTTGCAGGTGAGTGTAAAGTTCTAGATGGTTGGATTGAGCAGATGATGGACGTTGAAGACGAGGGTGACTTAAACATTCTATTCATGAAGTTTAACCGTAAAGGAAAATTCGTTGTAGTACAGACTAAATTGACTTGGGTAACCGATCAATTCATGTATTACACATCTAAGAAACACGGAGATTGGCTCATTTTAGATTTTGACCTATTTTTTAAACACAACAAAGACTTAGTTAAGGCATATTCAGGTACCACACCAAGCTCATCTACAGACACCAAGTCAGATAGCACTTTAACAATCAACACCTAGTTTTCTAAAAAACACAGAACCCTACATTGATATGTTCGTAAGAACCTCCTTGAGGCCGCACCACTGCTGTATGCGTCTAGATCTGGAGTATGCGTGACCGTGAGGTCATGGAATACCGATAGGGCTCTCGTTAGGTAGGCGAACCCTAAATGAGTCTGTGATATACTTTGTCTTGAAGTCACAGAACATGCGTTGCAGAGACGGAAGTCTCACTACAGTCCCAGAAAACTTTACAGGGCAACCGGTAGCGATTAACAGCGATACGAGCTAGTTAGTCGGGGAATAGACAACACAGGATGACGGGCCATGGCAATGTCCAAGTCTTGGTAGTGCCTCTCAGGAGCACTACCATGGCTTCTAAACCGGCAATGTATATTCCTTATAAGATAAACTGATTACTGTTAAAAACGCTATACCGAAACGAACGAAGTGAGTAAGGTATAAGTTGTTCGAAGAACAACTCCCAGAGTGAATATGGAAATAGAGAGAAATTATCTTTCTCTCTATAACCATTCTTAGAAATACGGCAGTTGGGATTTCTTTGTGATGTCAATATGTTCTTCTATAAGACTATTGATATGCTCACGTTCTTCTGAGGACATGTTAAGGACATCTTCGTATGACGCGCCGCCCCTCATATGCCAGGACAATGAAAGGGCGCTACGTTTTATCCCCGAAACATCTTTTTCGTATGTTTCAATGAGCTTCTTGACCTCTTCGGGTGAGGATTTAAGAAGCATTATTCGAAAAAATCAGTAGGGTTCAGTGTAATTGATTGTTCGTATTGATGACTGCAACTTGCACAAGTAAAAGTCATTGGTTTGATTTCACTCTGCTCTCTAATTTTAGAGCTATAGTCTCTGATTTGAATATAGAGATTTCTATCACAGTGTTGCAAGAAGTCAAGAATATAGTCAAGTTCAGTTACTGGAATGCTAGGGGTCTTGATGTGAACAATAGACTTACTCAGAAGTACCATTGTTAAGTTTGTAATTCTAGCAAGAGCCTCTTGCATTGCCTTAGACTTTTGATCTTCGTCAGTCATATTCTCAAGTGAAGCAAACATTCTCTGTAAGTCAAATTGTTCGATTGACGCTTGATTGACTTCTTTGAAAGAAAGCGGTCTAAACTTGATAGAAAGATCGCCTACTTCAAGTTCAGTATCAAAGTCTGGATTAGTTAGTCCGGCTAAGATTCCACCGAGTACAATCTTAAAGGTAGAGACATCTTCGCACTTAGGACACTGTGATTCAACATCCATTTCACCTGACGGTGAAGATGCTGCTTTAATAGCAACTAATAGTGCATCAAGGTCTACGTTTGTTACTGCCCAAGGGTCTTTGATGTTTGGTACGCAGCTTCTAATTAGTTCTACTACCGCAGTACCATTAAAAAGGGCGTCAGGTGTTCTTGCTGTAATCTCATCGATTGCAGTCATAGGATAGATTGGTAATTCACCATTGTCAGGTAAGTCCAATGCACCTTCAGGATATCCGGCACCGCCTGATGGGAGCTTCATGTATACAGAAGGTCTTCTGAAATACTGTTTTAGTGGGTTATTTTCCATATATGGTCCTCATAAAAATAGGGTAAAATTTTAACGCTAAATATTATTTAGTGACATAAAAATGTCCCAAAATATTTTGGAAACTTGGAATGGATGTAGGATTAATTCAACAGATTAACGATCAGTTGAGAGAAATGAATGATCTACTGGGACGACAAGCAGCCGCTATGTCAGCAACCATTGAAGCTACAAGAAACGCTACTGAAGCTACTAACAAACAAAAATATTCAAATAACAGCACAAACTCAGCCCAACAGAGTGCAGGAACACAATATTCTGCTCAAACTAAGCTATCTGAAATGTCAAGGGCGGCGGCTGATAAAACTGCGGATGCTAACAGTAAATTTTCATCTGCACTTGAGCAAGGTAAATCTGCATTCGTAGGATTAGCAGGCGCACTGCTTGATACAACCCCGGGACTTTCAAAATATACTAATAGCGTGGAAACAGCAACAGGTGCTGTTACTAGCGTAGTATCTGTATTTGGTCCTTTAGGAGCAGTAGCTGGATTCCTTTTAAAAGGACTATCACTTGTAATCGGGGAAGCATTTAAGTATAGCGATGCTTTAGTTGACGCATACGATTCTGTTTCTAAATCCGGTGCAGGCATCGGAACTAGTGCTGAAGAACTTGTAAAATTAGGTCACGCTGCCCGATTATCTTCTGGTACTTTACCGTATCTAACAAAAAATATTGACGCTTTAGGTAGTGATATTCGTGCATTGGGTACGACTAGTTCCGGCGGGGTAGAAGCATTCTCTAAAGTAATCGCCGTTGGGGAAAATCAACTCAAAGGTTATCGCAATTTAGGATTCACACAAGAAGAACTTATTGAGTCTCAGGCAAATTATCTTAAACTACAAGCATCGGCAGGGGCTGACCTAAAGAAAAGTCCGGAGCAATTACAGAAAGCATCACTACTATACATTGATGAATTAAATGCATTTGCTGAAGTTACTGGCATTAGTAAGAAAAAACAAGAAGATGCACTAGCACAAGCTATGGCGCAGGAAAATTTCAATGCTTACATTAACAAGCTTGAAAGTGATAAGGCTGCTGCCGCTGCCCGGGGTGACAAAGAAGAAGAAGCTAGAATCCAAGGTGTGATTCAAGCTAAACAAAATCTAGCGAAATACGCACAATCAAACTTTAGTGCAGCAAAAGCACAGGCAGTACTAGAGGGTATTGCTACTGATGGTAATACCATCATGACTGAAAATACTGCAAAGTTGAAACAGTCTGGTATTAATATTGAACAAATCAATGCTAATGCTAACAAAGGTATTGATCAAACTGGCGAACTCGCTGGTCAAAGCGCCCAAAGTGCTGAGAACTTTAAAAAGAATTTCGGTGAGCTGGGTTATGCTGCCGGTAAAGAATCTAGAAATCTACAAGATACATTCTTCCAAGACAACGGTACTCGTATGGCCGCAGCCAGAGACGCAGACTTAAAGGGTGAAGACAGACAAAAAATATTCGACAAGAGAATGGCGAATGCCCGTGCAGCAGCCGAAGCTAAGAAAAATGAGAACAGCGGAATCGTAGCAAAGAAGGCAGCAATAGAAGCACAAGAACGTGCTGCAAGAATTGCGTTTGACGGTTTAATGGGTCCGCTATCAGACCAGTTAAACGGATTATTGTTAAAAGTTCTCCCTTACATAACAAATCTTATACAACTGGTATCAGACAATTTTGGTTTAATAACAACCGCTGCTAAAGGATTAGCGATTGTATTTGCGGGCTTAGGCGCAGTCGCAGTAGCAGGAAAAGTCATAGGATCACTGAGGTCATTTGGAAGTAAAGTAAGCGGGCTGTTCGGCAAGAAAACAGGAGCACCTGGGTCTAAAGGCAACCCCATGCACGTAGCTTTCGATGAAAGTTCAGGCGATTTGGGAGGACTTACAGGTGGAAACAAAAGCCCATCTGATGGTGGAAAAGGCGGCGGCAAAAGCGGTGGCACTGCAAGTGCATTAAAACTTGCTGCAAAATCTGCGCCGCAGATACTATTGGGTGCAGCTACCTTGGGCGCAGCAATGGTAGAAATAGCCGCAGGTTTAGCAGCAGCAGTTTGGTTAACGGGTGCAGCACTTCCTAAATTTGCTAAAGGTCTAAAAGCATTTGAAAAGCTCGACGGAGCTAATCTAAAGAATGTTGGCATCGGTGTAGCGGGGCTCGGCGTCGGCATACTAGGACTGGGAGCAGGCGGAATTGCGAATGCAATTGGAAATCTAGTAAACTACTTCACCGGTGATAAAGACCCACTTACCCAATCAGTAGAAATGCTAGAGAAGTTGCAGAAAATACCTCTTGATAGAAAAAGAGTAGAGGACAACGGAGCAGCATTGATTGCATTTGCTAAAGCAATGGCTGCTGTAGCTGGGTTAGGTGCAGTAAGCGGAATCGGTAATGCGATTAAAGGATTATATGACGGTATCGCTAACTGGGCCGATGCTACATCAGTCTTTGATGACTTTGTAGAATTTTCTCAACTAGACATCGACGCAAAGAAAACAAAAAATAACTCTATTGCATTTAAGTACTTCTCAGAAGCAATGGCAAGTTATGAAGGATTAGGTAGTCCGATAGGAGCGATAGCAGAATCACTAGTTCAAGCTACTAACTCATTCTTTAACACTAAGCCTCCGTTAGAACAGTTTGTATACTTTTCACACTTAGACATCAACAAGAAAAAGACTAAAAACAACGCACAATCTTTTACACTGTTCTCAGAGGCAATGGCATCATATAGAGGCGGTCAAGGTTTATTAAGTGCAGTAAGCACTGTTGCCGGTGCCGGGTTAAACAAACTGTTTGGACAAGATAGTGCTGTCGATAGCTTCTACAATTTTTCTAAGAAGGATTTTGGTAAAAATGCAGAGTCAAATGCTAGAGCATTTTTAGATTTCTCTAAAGCGATGAATATTTTGAGCGGCGGTCAAACAAGCACTATGTCGCAAATCGCTACCGGAGCAGCAGCAGTTGGTGCCGGGATTGTTGGTGCAGTAGGCGGTGCGGCGTCAGCCGTCTGGAAAGGAATCAAGGGAGGATTCACTAGCGCCGCAGACTTTATTGGCAAATTTGAAGGCTTTAGTGGTAAAGCTTATATGTTCCCTGGAGAAAAATTGTATACAATTGGCTTTGGACACGTTATTCAACCTAACGAAATTAAAGCAGGAAGACTACCAACCGGCGTACCGATTTCTGGAAACTTAGGAAAAGATACAGTAATAACGAAAGACCAAGCAACTACATTGTTACAACACGATCTTCCTAAATATGAACAACCTGCTGCCTCGGCTGTGGGTTCAGGCTGGTCATCCATGTCTGCTCCGCAAAAGGCAGCCTTTACATCGTATGCATATAATGCAGGACCTGGGGGAGTTAATAAATTTGTTAGAAATAATAAAATCCCAGAACTTGCACAACAAAAAGATTGGGGTGCGATTTCTACCGCTTTTAGAGAGCGCGGCGTAAAAACAGGCTCAGGTAAATTCTTACAAGGTCTAGCAAATCGCCGCAATGCAGAGTCACAATTAATGATGCAAGCAAGAGCTGGCGGTATGTTTAAAGGTCCAACCGGCGGTTACCCTATCGAGTTGCACGGTACTGAATTAGTAATTCCGGTTACTCCGGATTCGATTTTATCCAAGCTAGCTGAGGGAACAGTTGACTCATCAAAGATGACTGATAAAATTTTAGATACAGTTACCGGCATGTTAAATGGAGATTCCCCTGCTACCGAGGTTGATCAGTTCTTAGAATTAGATAATCAAATGAAAGGAATGCTTATTAGTAAAATCAATAAGATGCTAGATGTATTAGACGATAAACAAAGTACTTCTAAAAAGGTGTTTAGAAGCAAAGTAGCAAGTTAATATCTACTAAATATTAAGTCATATGGAATAATAAATGGATCCGGAATTACAACAACAGATTAATGACCAATTGAATGAGATGTCTGAATTACTCAGACAGCAAAATTCCTATATGGCTAATCAAGTTAAGATGATGAATTCAGTTTCCGCATCAATGACTAATCAGGCAACTGCTGCAAATAGCTCAGCTAAAGCCGGTAAAGACGCGGCAACTGCTACTGGAAATTCTACAAAGCTTTCTGAAATAACATCTAACGCTAACAAATTACAAGTCGAAGCAATGAATCGATTGTCCTCGTCATTTGAGACTGGTAAAAAATCACTACTTGGCTTTACTCAAGCAATGCTTGACGTTACTCCGGGTATGGCAAAGTATTCAGAGAGCATCAAGGGAGGAATTGATTCTGTAGGTAATTTTGCTGCTGGATTTGGTCCGTTGGGCGCAGCTTCATCGGGATTACTTAAAGTATTCTCGCAGTTAGTAACTGCATCTTTTAATTATGTCGATGCTATTGTTAAGGGCTACGATGATGTAGCTAAACTGGGCGGCGGTATAGGAACTACCGCAGAAGAAATTGCGCAGTTAGGGCAGCAAGCAGGACTCTCGTCTGGTACTCTAGAAATTTTTACAAAAAATGCCGGAAGTCTTGGTAGTAACATTAGGGCTTTAGGGGCCACTACATCGGATGGCGTTAAAAACTTCGGCAAATTCATTGCTGTCGGAGATCAAACTTTACAGCAATATAGAAAATTAGGATACTCACAAGAACAATTAGTAGAAGCACAGACCAAATACCTAGACCTACAAGCTAAGTCAGGTGCTGACTTAAGACGTAGCCCGGAACAACTACAGAAAGCTTCGTTGAAATACCTTGACAGTTTGAATGTTTTAGCTGAACTTACTGGTAACAGTGTTGAAGAACAACAGGCAGCACTTGATGCAGTATTAGCACAAGAAAACTTTAATGCCTACATTTTCAACATGGAACAAGAAAAGGCTAAAGCACTTAAAGAAGGCAATACTGCTGAAGCAGCACGTATCGAAAAAGTCATTGAAGCCAAGACTAATATGGCAAAGTTTGCTCAAGCAAACTTAGATGCTGAATCTGCAACTGCGGTTATGGAAAGTATCGCCACTAACGGAAAAACAATTTATACTGAAAACAATGCAAAATTGTTGATGAACGGTATTAAAATTGATGAGATGAATGATCAGACTAACCAAGGTATAGATCAGACTGCTAGGTTAGCCGGTGAAAATGCTAAAGCAGTTGAACGATTCCAAAAGAACTTTGGAGAAATGGGTTATGCTGCTGGTAAGTCCTCACGAGAACTACAAGAAACATTTGGGATAGGCAATAAAGCTCGTGCAGCCGCAGCAAAGTTTTCTGATTTGAAAACTGAAGAAGGTCAAAAGCAATGGTATAAAGAAAAAGCCCAACTTGAAGCAGAGCAAGAAGCCAAAAAAAATGAAACAGCTGGTGTAGTAGCGCAGCGCGCCGCAGTTGAATCAAATGAACGTGCCGCCAGACTTGCATTTGACCAGTTACTGAAACAGATGTCAGATATGCTAATGAATTTAGCATTAAAAATTATGCCCCATATCGTTACTGCTATCTCTTTTGTATCTAACAACTTTGATAAGATTGTTTCAGTGTCTAAGGGATTAGCAATTGCTATGGGTGCATTGGCAGCTGCCGCAGCCGTCGGTAAGATAGTTAATGTTTTCCGCGGATTAGGAGATTCAGTTAAAGGACTATTTGGTAAAAAAGAAGGTCCTGCAGGAAGTAGCTCAGACAATCCCATGTACGTTAAAACTGCTGGCGCCGCCGGAGCATTAGGTGATTTAGTCGGCGACAGTAGCGGCGGAGGCAAGGGCGGCGGCGGAGGTAAGGGCGACGGCGCAATGGATAAGTTATCCTCAGCGTCATCTGCTGGTGGTAAATCTAGCGGCTTCTTAATGAGTGTAGTTCGAGCATTAGCATATGCAGGTCGTGCTGCACAATATATCGTACTTGGTGCAGGCGCAGTTGGCGCAGCCATTGCTCTGGTCGGCGCAGGCATAGCTGGCGCAACTTGGATTATAGGAGGAGCATTACCTAACTTAGCTAAAGGTCTCAAATCTTTTGACAAACTAGATGGTCCTAATCTGAAACAAGTTGGTATAGGTATGGCAGGACTAGGTGCTGGCATACTTGCAATGGGCGCAGGCAAAGTTGCGGGTGCTGTTGGCAACCTAATAAACTTCTTTGTAGATGGCGAAGACCCTATCGAAAAGGTGTCATCGCAGGTATTCAAACTACAAGAATTAGACATCGATAAGAAGAAGGTTGAAAATAATTCTGCGGCTCTAGTAGCGTTTTCTAAAGCAATGGCTTCTGCATCAGCAATAGGCGCAGCTGGTTCTATTGCAGGAGTTGCATCGGCAATGGCTGACGGTGTGTCATCATTCTTCTCGGATAAACCCCCTTTCCAAGACTTCGTTGACTTTTCACACTTAAACATCAATGCAAAGAAAACAAAAAATAATGCTGTAGCTTTCAAGTACTTCTCAGAAGCAATGGCAAGTTATGAAGGATTAGCAAGTCCAATCGGCGCGATTGGTACTGCTCTTGCCGAAGCAGCAGCTAAATTCTTTGGAGTAAAACCTCCGTTAGGACAGTTTGTAAGTTTCTCTCACCTTAATATTGACGCCAAGAAAACAAGCAGCAACGCTAAAGCATTTATTTCATTTGCTAATGCAATGGCTGAATACAAGGGCGGACCAGGTTTACTCGATACTGTAAGTTCATTAATCGGTAAAGGATTCAATGCATTATTCGATCAAGACGGTCCGGTTGAAGCATTTGCTAAATTCGCTGCTAAAGACTTTGGTCCTAAAGCAAAAGATAATGCAGAAGCATTTAAAAAATATGCCGAAGCCTCTGGCATGCTCAGCGGAAACTCCACCAGCGGAAGCTCCCCCAGCGGAAGCTCCCCCAGCGGAAGCTCCCCCAGCGGATTTAGTGGTGCAGTCCAATCAGGGTTAGAAACTGGCGCAGCAGTGGGAGCTGGAGCAGTGGGTCTAGTAGGCGGGGCAATTGCTGGCGGTGCAGGGCTAGTCTATAATGCAGTTGATTGGGCCAAAGCAAGAATAACAGGCAAGCCCACAGATGTTCTTAATTTTACTGCAAGATCCGGCAGCTATGCAAACTTCACGGCATTAGATCCAGATATGCAAAAAGCAGTAATTATGGCAGCAACAGATTATAAAAAAGCCACCGGACGAAAGATGCAAATGAACAGTGGTCGCCGAGCAGTTGCTGACCAAGAAAGACTTTGGGCTGAAACAGTAAGACTCGGGACACCGGGTAAAGGTCCACAGGGAATGTTAGTTGGTAAACCACCTAGACTAGGTGGAAATCCTCCGCACTTGAGAGGTAATGCTATTGACTTGCAAGAAGCTAAAAGTGACCCATCACGTGCCTTGCCTATTCTTGCGAGATATGGATTAAAACAAACTTACGGTAAAAAAGATGCAGTTCACGTGGACTTAATGAGGGCACGAGACGGCGGCTTGTTTGACGGTCCTGGTAAAAGCTATCCTTCTGCGATGAAGATGATGTCTTCATTGGATACTGAATCTATCGTTATGAAGCTAGCTAAAACACCCGCAAGTGCAGCAAAGAATGATAAGAAAAAGGATGCACCGGATAAAAATGTTGCAGCAATCTATTCACAGAATAGCCAGCTTACCTTTGAAATCTCGAAAAAGTTAGATCAGGTCATTGACGCATTAGAAAACGACAACTCAGTGCAGAACAAGATATTAAAACATTCTAGGGCATAACACTAAATACTAGACTGAGAGAATTACCAAATGTCATATAAAAAGAAGTTTTTGAACAAGAGCGGGATGTCAAGCCCTATCTCCGGCATGAACAGCAACGCTGGTGCTTGGAACGGCCAAGATGGATCAATGTCAGGTGGTTATAGCAACACTGACTTTGGGTACAAGAATTACATGTCGAGACTTCCGGAAGTCTATACTGGTCACCCTAACAGAATTGAGCGTTACAACCAATATGAAATGATGGATGTTGATGCTGAAATCAACGCTTGTTTAGACATCATTGCGGAATTCTCTACTCAGCGCAACGAACATAATAAGACACCATTCAGCTTTGAATTCAAAGATGATCCTACTCCCCACGAAGTAGACTTGCTAACTAAGCAATTGCAGCAGTGGTGTAAACTAAACGAGTTTGATGTTCGTATGTTTAAGATTTTCCGCAACGTAGTTAAGTATGGCGACCAAGCATTCGTTCGTGATCCAGAAAACTTCAAGTTATACTGGATTGACATGGTTAAGGTTATTAAAGTAATCGTTAACGAAAGTGAAGGCAAGAAGCCGGAACAGTATGTCATCAAAGACATCAACATTAACTTGCAGAATCTTAGTGTTGCACAAAAGACTAACACTGACTTTGCTGCTAACCCAGCAACAGGTCTTGGCGGCACGGGCGGCGGCAGTCAAGGCGGCGGCTATACAACCCCCGCAATGCCTTATAACACTACGGGTTCACGATTCACATTAGGACAGAGTGAAGCAGCAGTAGATGCAAAGCATATCGTTCACTTGTCATTGACTGAGGGTCTTGACAGATTCTGGCCTTTCGGTCAGTCGATTCTTGAGAACATCTTTAAGGTCTACAAGCAGAAAGAACTACTAGAAGACGCTGTTCTTATCTATCGTGTACAACGTGCTCCTGAACGTAGAATGTTCAAGATTGACGTTGGTAACATGCCAAGTCATATGGCTATGGCATTCGTTGAGCGTGTTAAGAACGAAATTCACCAGCGCAGAATCCCTTCATTGTACGGCGGCTCTAGTGTAGTGGACGCTACATACAATCCACTCTCAATGAACGAAGACTACTTCTTCCCTGTAACAGCAGAAGGTCGAGGTTCATCAGTTGAAGTTCTTCCTGGTGGACAGAACTTAGGCGAAATCGATGACTTGAAATACTTCAACAATCGTCTTGCTCGTGGTCTTCGTGTACCGTCATCATATCTTCCAACTGGACCAGATGACAATACTACTCCATTGAGTGACGGTCGAGTCGGTACTGCAATGATTCAGGAATTCAGATTCAACCAGTATTGCGAACGTCTACAGAACTACATGGCTATGAAACTTGATGAAGAATTCAAGTTGTTCTTGCGCTGGAGAGGTTTTAATATTGATACTCAAATGTTTAGTATCATGTTTAATCCTCCTCAAAACTTTGCTGCATACCGTCAAAGTGAACTAGACAATGCTAGAGTAAGTACCTTCACTGCTATGGAGACTCTCCCTTATATCTCAAAACGTTTTGCACTCGAAAGATTCTTAGGATTGACCGAAGAAGAAATCAAGCGCAATGAAATGCTTTGGGAAGAAGAAAACAAAGAAGAAGTGCCGATGGACCCATCTGGTTCAGACCTACGTAATATCGGCATTAGCTCTGGTGATTTCCAATCTGACATTGACACTGCGGATGAAATTGAATCATCTGAAGAAACACCTGCTGAAGGTCCGGATGTTGCAGGGCCAGTTGATAGTGCAGGCGGAGAAGCTGTGCCAGGCGGAGCAGCAGGGCCGGTAGGCGGCGGTATGCAAATCTAAATTAAATGAAAGACTTTCTAAAGTTTCTTTTAATTTGGATTTCTCAGAATTTAGCTATTCCGTTTTGGATGGTGGGTCATGTTCACTTAAGCATGAATATGAATATCTATCAAGACTTGCATATACTATTAGCATCACTTGGGATGAATATTATTGTAGCCATTGGATTTTGGATAGACTACAAATCACAAAAAGATAAATAAAAATATGCAACTGTTTGAAATGTTCGACGCACCAATTAATGGTCTACAAGATGTCAATGATGACAACAGCAAGCCGGTGTGGAGAACATCCCGCAAAACTAAACTGACTCTTGCGCAAATTAGAAAATTACGTAGAATGATTGATGTGCGCAATTACGAGAAGCAGATTTATCTAGGTAAAGTTCGTAATCAATACGGGGCTAAACCAGAAGCAGAAGCCGGCGCTGCCGCTTAATTACTATAGTAATATAAAAAACTCAAAAAAGTAGTACTTATTGAGTACTTTTCCTGACTACGGCATAAGTAATTTCACAAAGCCATTTCTATTCAGGAGAAAATCTAATGGACATTAAGAAATTTGAAAAGTTAATTGACCTCGTAATCAATGAGGACAACGAAAGAGCTAACGAGCTATTCCACGAAATTTGTGTTGAAAAATCCCGTGAAATCTTTGAGTCAATCTTGGCCGAAGATGACATGGACATGGAAGACGATTCACTTGAAGAAGGTGATGAAGGTGACATGGGCGGCCAAGTAGGTGATCTACTTGATGAAATTAACGCAGAAGAACAAGGCATGACCGAAGACGAAGAAGAAGATATCGACTTTGGTGATGAAGAAGTAGAATTCGGAAGCGACGAAGACGGCGAAGACCTAGAAGGCGGCGATGAAGTTGAAGATGCTGTAATCCGCATCGAAGACAAGCTAGACCAGTTGATGGCTGAATTTGAAGACATCATGGGCGGCGGCGCAGACGCAGGCGATGACATGGACTTCGGAGGCGACATGGACGGCGACGAAATGGACTTCGACGGCGAAGAAGACGAAGAAGCAATGATGGAAGCTGTTCAGCTTAAGAAAGTTTCTGTAACTCATGGCGACAATGGCGTACAGACAAGAAGCCCGAGCCTACAGAACTCAGGTCAGGCTGGCATGGACAGCAACCCAGTAAAGTTCAGCGGTCACGATGAAGCAGTTCCTACTGCTCCTAAGGCTCCAAGCAATTTCTACTCAAAGGGTGAAACATCTGTAAAGGGTGCAGGCAACTTCAAGAATGCTCCTGGTAAGGATAACTTCAAGGACAAGGGCGAAGCAGCTCCTAAGCCAAAGCACGGTGACGATGGTGCACACACCAGAAGCCCAGTTGCTGAATCACGTAGACCAGCACGTAGACCAATTCGCTAAGGGAATCTGAGAGAAATGGCTTTGTATCTCAGAGAAAATCTAACGTTCGACCGCGCAGGCATGGTGGTCGAATCTATTCGTGAAGAGGGCGCCGATTTTAAGACCCTCTATATGAAGGGGATTTTCATTCAGGGCGGGGTAAAAAACGCAAATGAGCGTGTTTACCCCGTCAATGAAATTGAAACTGCGGTAGATACTCTAAACAAGCAAATCTCAGAAGGCTACTCCGTTCTCGGTGAAGTCGACCATCCCGATGATCTTAAAATCAATTTAGACCGTGTATCACACATGATTACAAGCATGTGGATGGACGGGGCCAACGGTTTTGGCAAACTAAAAATTCTTCCTACTCCAATGGGTCAACTAGTAAGAACTATGTTGGAGTCAGGAGTAAAGCTAGGTGTATCCAGTCGTGGATCAGGTAATGTAAACGATATGGATGGTAAAGTCAGTGATTTTGAAATCATCACTGTTGATATCGTCGCCCAACCTAGCGCACCGAACGCATATCCCAAAGCAATTTATGAAAGTCTCATGAACATGAAGCACGGACATAAAATGTTAGAGATTGCTAAGGAAGTACAGGGTGACAAAAAAGTACAACGATTCCTTGGTGAGGAAGTAAAGCGTCTCATCAATGAACTTAAATTATAAAGGAATCTAAAAAAATGTTAGATGCTATCAAGCCATTACTTGAAAGTGGTCTCATCAACGAAGATATCGGGCAGCAGTTAAATGAAGCCTGGGAAGTTAAGTTGAATGAAGCTCGTCAGCAAGTACGTGCAGAACTCCATGAGGAATTTGCACAACGTTATGAACATGATCGTAGCGTGATGGTTGAAGCCCTTGACAAGATGATGGCTGAAAATCTCTCAGACGAAATTCGTGAATTTGTAGACGAGAGAAAAGCGATGAACGAAGACCGTGTTCAAGCGAAGCTTAAGCTTCGTGAAAATGCAGCTAAGTTCAACGACTTTATGGTCACTAAGTTAGCCGAAGAAATCCGTGAATTACGTTCAGATCGTAAGGTACAGATGGAAAATCAGCAGAAGCTAGAGCAATTCGTTGTTCACGCCCTATCAAGAGAAATTAAAGAATTCGCAACAGATAGACAAGCAGTAGTTGAAGCTAAGGTTAAGTTGGTTGCAGAAGGTCGTAAGCAGCTTGAAGCACTCAAAGCAAAATTCATTGCTGAAAGTGCCAAGAAGCTTAGCTCAGCAGTCGCAGGTCAACTTAAGGGTGAACTATCACAGCTTAAAGAAGATATCAAGATTGCAAGACAAAATAACTTTGGACGTAAGATTTTCGAAAGCTTTGCAAGTGAATTCTCTGTAACTTATCTAAATGATAAAGCAGAAACTCGCAAGGTAAT